TAACTGAGGATGAGTTTGAAGATGAGGACTATAATTATATGCTTAGCGAGATATTTAAACTAGCAAGGCACAATGAAAAATTAGTGATAGGTGACTAAATGCCCCGTTGTAAGAACATAGAATGTAGGAAACTGTTTGAGAAGAAACGAGATAATAAATAATTATATATGGAAAAATTTATAGATATACCAAAATTTGAGGGCATTTACCAAGTTAGTAATTATGGGAATGTGAAGCGATTACCATACGAAAGAGTACAACATAATGGAGGTGTTTATACTGTAAAAGAAAAATTATTATCGTCAAAAAGCAGGAGTAGGTTTGAAGTCTGTTTAAGAAATGGAGACTACCAAAGAAGCTTTTCGGTTAACAGACTTGTTTATAGTTTATTTAATGACGTAAAACTACAAAGAAACCATTTAATCATACCAAAAGACGGGAATCCGCTTAATTGCAGAATAGATAATTTAAAGTTAATTACAAAAAGAAATTTTGTAGCCGCAAAAATGAATAATAAAAGTGGGTATACTGGAGTAACAGAACCCAATAATTACGGAGAGCACTCAGCTAAAATAGATTTTGAGGGCGTACAAATACATTTATATTCTTCAAAAGACAAAGAAGTTTGCCATAAACTATACCAAGCAGCAAAAAAATGTTTTGAGGAGTATGATAGAATCAAACAAAGCATTTTGTCTAATTCTGCTAAAAACAGATTACTAAATAAAACTTCAAAATTAGTTGATTGTTAGTATTAAAACTAAAATAAATTGCCTAAGTGTAAGAACATAGAATGTAAAAAGATGTTTGAGAAGAAACGACCTAATCAGGTTGTCTGTTCACCTCAATGCGCTTATGCTTATCAAAAACAACAGCGAGAGAAGAAAGCAAAGAGAGAATGGAACAAAAAAAAGAAGGAAATAAAAGAGAGTTTAAAGACCAAAAAAGACTACGAAAAAGAACTGCAAGTCATATTTAATTCGTATATTAGAGAGAGGGATAAGGGCAAAGGCTGCATTAGTTGTGGGAAACCAAATGGAGCAGAACAAGCTGGGCATTATAGGAGTGTAGGATCATCTTCCCACCTTAGATTTGACGAAAGAAATTGCCACGGTCAATGTATAAGATGTAATATGCACCTACACGGAAACGCTGTAAATTACAGAATAGGTCTTGTTGAGAGGTTTGGAGAGGATTATGTTCAATCTATTGAATCAGACAACACCCCTAGACGTTATTCAATTCCAGAAATTATAGAAATGAAGGTAAAAATAAAAGATAAACTTAGGTCATTAAAAAATAAATAAGTATATTTACCTCATGGAAAAATGGAGAGAAGTAGTTGGTTATAGTTCTAGTTATATTGTAAGTGACTTAGGTAGAATAAAAAGCCTTATAAGTAATAAGATATTAAAGGTTAACTACAATGTAGCTGGTTATGGCTTTGTTAATTTATATAAAAACAAAAAACCATCAGCTAGAATGATACATCAGCTTGTTGCTGAATCTTGGTTGTATCACGTGCCTTGTGGTCAGAAGTTAGTTGTTGATCATATTAATGGAGATAAGAAAGACAACCGCTTAATTAATCTACAAATAATAACTCAAAGAAAGAACTCTTTAAAAGACAAGGAACTACCCCCAAGCGGACACCACGGCGTTAGTTGGTGTAACACAAATAAAAAGTGGGTTGTTAGACCTAGGTATAGGGGGAAGAAAGTGTATTTAGGTCACTACGATTGTGCTGATTTTGCATCAGAGGTTTATCAGCACTTTACTAATTATGTCGATGATTACGTTTTAACAGAAGATAAACTGATTGAACTTAAAGTAATTTACAAGGATAAACTAAAGAAGCTAAAAGAACATGGATAGAATGAGTGAGATAATAAACGAGTATAAATCTAATCAATGGGATGAAACTAAACTAGTCACCCTAATAGATTTAAGGCGTGAATTGGCGTGTCTAATCTACGAACTAAGCAAAAAGGTACGTGAGGCTGCAATAGATTATAACCACGCATACGCAACACGTAGAGTAGAAACAGCCCGTTTTAAGATTGAACACCTAACAAACAAAGACACGTTGGGAATGAGTGAAGCAAAGGCAACAGTTGACGCAAGAGATTACCGAACAAGTGAAGCTCAACACGAGGGAAATTACAGAGGGGGTAAGAGTGTACAAGATTCTGCTAACGGCGTACTTAAAAGCATGGAGCAGGATATATCATTCTATAAGAAACTATACGATAAACCAGAGTAAAGATGAAAACAACAGAAGAAAGAGAGAAGAGCTTAAGACGTGGAGACGGTAAGAACAAGACACTACAAAAGATAGTCTTATACTTAATGCAAAACGATTGGAGTTGCAATAGAATATCTGAGTATCTAGGCTATAACGATAGACGTGTAAGGTATTTATCATCTTTATCGATAGAGAACCACGTAGTTAATTTAAAAGCAAAGCCCTACGACCCTAACGCAGTAACACATAAATGGGATGACTATCAAACAGAAAAAGACTATATGCAGATGCCTTTACCTTATGAATGGCGTTTGCCTATGTTTAAATAAAACTTGCACACTAATTAAACAATTAGTATATTAGCACCTATCAAAGCAATGAGTTCTCAAGTATTCATTTCTTAATTAGTTTTATTATTTATCTATTAAGCCCCTGCAATTAATTTGGTGGGGGTTTTGTATTATATAAGAAACTTTTTGTATATTAGCAACGTCTATGTAAACGAACATGGAGACACGACAAGAGGTTTTAGATATTCTAAACGATAATAAATGGCGTTTAATGTGTTATAAGTTCTGCAAAGATGAACTTCACTTTGCCGACGACCTCTATCAAGAATTTGCACTAGCATTACTTGAGACATCACCTAAGAACATAGATGACCTAATCAATAAGAACCTTTTAGAGTTATACTCGTATCGCATCTTAAAGAATATGTGGTGCAGTAATACATCAGCATTCTATGTAAAGTTTAGAAAGCGTCAACACTTAGACGTAGATAGATACATAGACATAAACACTGACGATAGGTCTAAGCAACAGATAGAGCTATATAACGAATTAATGGATATCTTTCATAAGTCTTATGCTAATGCTAAGAAGAGTGAAGAGATGCTATATGAGCGCATGACCAGAATATGGTTAGACGTTGGATCATTTAGAAAGATGGAAGAAGAACTAGGAATTAATCATCAAACTTGTTACAGATATGTTAAACGATTTAGAGACGCTGTTAAGTCCAGCTATAATAAGTTATCTATGGCTACTGACACCCCTGAGTAGTTTGGCTTATTTCTACGCTGATAAAATAAGATTTGAATACAAAGGCAAGTATTATCCTGTAAAGTCACTAATGTTTGTAGCGGGTAAATTAGATTGTACGCATTGTGTACCATTTTGGGTTGCACTTTGTTTAAATTATGATAGTAACTATTTGTTTTTAAGTATGTTTATCAGTATATTAGTAACGAAATTAACTATTAAATATATAACGTGATGGATAATCAAGAAGATAAAATAACAAAGGTCGAATTAGTAACTAGCCTTATTAGTTTAGGTTTAGTAATTTACATCCTTGTAACACTATTCGGATAATGAAAGAACTAGCAATTAAACATAGAGACTACATACTCCAATGTCATGCTAATAACACAGCATCCAAAGGAAACATAAACCAAGAGTTAAGAAAGGCTTATGTAAGAGAGACAGGAGAACACGTAGGAGGTTGTGGTAGTTGCTTACTAAACACAGTAATACCTAAATACGTTAGATTAATAAGAGAGCTTGACAATGGCAAGTGAGTTAACAATAAAGCAAGAGAAGTTTGCACAGCTTTATGTTGAATTAGGCAGCGCATCAGAGGCATATAGGAGGGCTTATGATAAACCTAATTTAGATCCTTCCCAGTCATCAACTAGGGCTTACGAGTTGTTACAAAATAGTTACATAGCAAAAAGGGTAGAAGAACTAAGAGAAAGATTGAAAGAGAAACACGACATAAACAAGGACAGGGTTATACAGATGCTTTTAGAGGTCATAAATGATGCAGACTGTACGTTTGAATTAGCCAAGATAAAAGAGGCAAGTAAAGACGATAGCAGGAGGTTATATAGAATGGCTCAACTAACAAAGAACAGCGACAAGTTAAAAGCGATTGAGACACTAATTAAGATATTAGGTTTTGATAAAGATGACGACAAGCCACAAGAGAAGATACAGATAGAAATTATAAACGGTAAGGGAAATATTAAGGATGATTAAAGTATTAGTAATAAACCCTCAGTACTCAGGTGTAGATATGTATAGACTTACACCCCATCAGTATTTGAATGAGAAAGATTTTGAGGTTAACTTTACACCTACATTAGACAATGCACCAAGCAACATACATGAAGAGTTAAGCGAATACGATATAGTAGTATTTTCTAGGATGCTATCTAAGACAAAGGATAAGGATAACACTAAGGATATATTAGATGCTATTAAGAAGTCTGGTGTAAAGCTCGTAATGGATTATGACGATGCATGGAGACTACCTAAATATCATGGGTTGTATAAAGAGTTTGAGCAAAAAGGATTTAGATTAAGACAGATAGAAGCAGCAAAGGCAGCCGATGCGGTAACAGTTTCAACGCCTTACCTAGAGAAATCTATAAAGCCTTACAATAAGAACGTGCAAGTAGTTAAAAACTGCGTAGACTACAACAGCGTGCAATGGATGAAGCACAAGACTAAAAGTCATAAACTAAGAGTAGGATTTATAGGCGCAAAGGATCATGTCAAGGACATGGAAATGATAGCAGATGAATTGTGCAAGATAGGGGAGTTGCCAAACGTGGAACTTTATTATGGTGGATGGGCGCCTGGAGAAGAGAATAACAAGATAGCAAGTTTTATGTCATGTGCTGGTGCTAGTAGTATCTTTGATGTAATACCAGCTTTAGATGTTAACTGTTATGGCCAGATGTATAATCATATAGACGTATGTCTGGCACCATTATACAAAGACGAGTTTACACAAAGCAAGAGCGAACTAAAAGCCTTAGAAGCTGGTTTTATGATGTGTGCTTTAATAGCGAGTAATCAAGAGCCGTTTACGAATGTATGTAATGAAGATAATAGTATACTGTGTGATGGAGGTAAGGGATGGTATGAAGCAGTAAAAAGATTAAG